TGCGATTCTTCGACTTCAACTTGGGGGATAACCTTCTTGACCTTTGCCATGACATACTCCTACAGTTAAAAGTCAGGCAGCCCATCTCTGAACTGCCTGACCCCACCACCACCAAAGTTACCCGTTGGTCACAAGGAACACCAGCGGGATGTGCTTACGGTTGAACTTGCGAGTCCAGTTCGTAGCCAACTTCAAGTCCGTCCAAGTTGGGGACAAGCCGGGGCCAGTGACCGTAGCAGACGTGAAGTCGTACCCCGCCGGATGGATGACCCACTTCTTGCGGGACCACAGGGTCTCGAAGCCGCCAGCCAAGCCACGTTCCGGAGCACGCTGGAACTCAGACGGCACCTTGACAGAGCCAATACCGAGTCCAAACACACTCGCACCGTACATCACAGTGAGATAGGTCAGCTGCGGATTGACACCACTGCCGGCGAACACCGTCAACCCATCGTCAACCACGACACGCCGACCAAGATAGGTGGGGATGTCCGTGGTACCGTCGCTGTCTTTGATAAACGTGATCATGTCGTCGGTGATCATCTTCGTGTAGACAACCGAGTGGACAGCAATGGTCTTGATCAGATTCATCTGGTCACCAAGGGTGGCGACTGCATTGACGAAGTTTGTCGCGTTGAACCGCATGGCCTCAGTCACAATAGCAGTGTCTGCCACGCCCACGTTGACCACCATATCGCCGGTGCC